ATTTCACTCAAATTGTTCATTATGCTTTTCTTAGACGTATACAAAAAGAAAAGAAACAATTAGATATTAAAACAAAAATAATTGAAAAAACTGGTTATGATGAAGTTATGACTGTAGATGATAGTGCGATGTCAGGTAGTAGTTCTGATTACAATACAATTAAAGATAATATCGTTTATAAAACAAATAGATGAAGATTGCTATTATAACAGATACCCATTACGGTGCTAGAAAGGGTTCTAAACACATACATGATTATTTTGAACTATTCTATAAGAATGTCTTCTTTCCGTCTTTAGAAGAGCATAACATAGACACTGTGATCCATATGGGAGATATATTTGATAGTCGTAAGGCAATTGATCTCCAAAGTTTAGAGTGGGCAAAAAAAGTAGTCTTTGAACCATTGAAGAAGTATAAGGTGCATGCAATTATTGGTAATCATGATTGTTATTACAAAGATACTAATTATGTAAATTCACCAGAATTATTATTAAATAATTATTCAAACATAACAACATATTCAGAACTCGCGGAAATTAATATAGATGGATTGGGTATATTACTAATACCTTGGATTAATTCACAAAACTATGATAATGCAAAGAATGTAATACAAAATTGTAAATCAAAAATTGCTATGGGTCATCTTGAATTAAATGGATTTAGGGCACATCGTGGTCATGTGATGGAAGATGGTATGGATATTGATATCTTTGATAAGTTTGATAAGGTATATTCTGGTCATTATCATACAAGATCTGATAATGGAAAAATATATTACTTAGGTAATCCATATGAGATGTTCTGGAATGATGTGAATGATCCTAGAGGATTTACTATATTTGATACAGAGACAACTGATCATTTTCATGTAGATAATCCATATAGAATGTTTTACAACGTATACTATGAGGATACACCACATCAATTGTTTGATGCTAGTGAATTTAAGGATAAAATAGTAAAAGTAATTGTTCGTAAGAAAACTGAGCAAAAGAAATTTGAAAAGTTTCTTGATAAGTTATATTCAGTTGGAGTTCATGAGTTAAAGATTGTAGAAAACTTTGCAATACAGGAAAGTGAGGAGTTTGAAGTAGAGGAAACTGAAAATACAATATCAATTTTGAATAGATATATTGATGAGAGTGATATGGATTGTGATAAATCCGTAGTTAAAGGTATTTTACAGAAGATATATTCCGAAGCCTGTGAGGTAGAATAATGTTTCTTTTAGCAAGTAAAAATAGTTCTCAGCAGGGTGCTTATGCGGTTGAGAATCAAAATGGAGAAAATGTGTTATTCTTTTTTGAGGAAGAAGACGATGCAGATAGGTATGCAATGTTGTTGCAAGCACAAGAGGATCGTTCCTTATCAGTTATAGAAATTGAAGAAGCACTTGCAATTCGTACGTGTAAGATGTATAATTATAGATATGCAGTGATTAAACCCGAAGACATTGTTATACCGCCAATAGATGATAACATTTCAAAAGATTAAATGGAAAAATCTTCTTTCCACTGGAAACCATTGGACGGAGATTGATTTTCAGAGTAGTCCCACCAATCTTGTAATTGGAACAAATGGTGCTGGAAAGTCTACTATTTTAGACGCACTTACTTTCGTTCTTTTTAATAAACCATTTCGTAAAGTTAATAAATCACAGTTAGTAAACGCAGTTAACGAAAGGGAATGTCAGGTAGAGATAGATTTTAGTATTAATACAAAACAATATAAGGTTCAAAGGGGCATCAAACCAAGCATATTCAACATAACAGTTGATGGTGTTGAACTTCATAAAGAAGCAGATGATCGTGCCATGCAGAAGATATTGGAGCAAGGTATATTGAAACTGAATTATAAGTCTTTTACTCAGATAGTTATATTAGGTAGTAGTTCTTTTGTCCCTTTCATGCAATTATCGTCACCTAATCGAAGAGAGGTGATAGAGGATTTACTGGACATACGTATATTCTCTGCGATGAACAACTTGATAAAGGATAGAATACGTGAAAAGAAAAATAATATCAAGTCTTTAGACCTTAAAAGAGATAATATTAAGGATAAGATGAACATGCAAAAGAAGTTCATCACTGAACTAGAAGATATGGGAAAACAGAATATAGAGAAAAATAAAGTAAATATTAATAATTTAATTAGAGAGACTGATGAATATGTTCTTACAAATGAAGAGTGGGATTTAGAGGTAACTGGTCTTATAGAAGATCAGGAAAAGGTAACTGGTGCTAGTGAAAAGTTACTGAAACTTAACAATCTAAAAGGTAAAATATCTAATAAAGTATCAACCCTTACTAAGGAGCATAAGTTTTTTAGTGATAATGTATCATGCCCTACATGCACTCAACCTATAGAAGAATCCTTTCGTTTAAATAGAATTAATGACGTTCAAACTAAAGCAAAGGAACTTAAGAAGGGTTACGAAGACCTTGAAGAGACTATCAAAAAAGAGCAAAACCGAGAGCGTCACTTCAACAAATTATCAAAGGAGATTACTAAACTCAACCATGACATTTCTCAGAACAACACTAGGATTAATCTCAACCAGAAACAAATCCGAAACCTTGAATCTGAAATTCAAACACTTACCAGTCAACTTAAAAACAGAAATACTGAACATGAGAAATTAAAAGAGTTTAAAGGAAATCTCGACAAAACTACAGAAGAGTTATCAATACAAAAAGAAGACATACAATACCATGACTTTGCATATTCACTGCTAAAAGATGATGGGGTGAAGACAAAGATCATCAAAAAATATCTTCCATTCATAAATCAACAAGTGAATCGCTTTCTTCAAAAGATGGAGTTTTATATTAACTTCCAACTTGATGAAGCGTTTAGTGAAACAATTCAATCACCTTTACATGAGGACTTTACTTATAGTTCCTTTAGTGAAGGTGAAAAGATGAGAATTGACCTAGCACTACTATTCACTTGGAGAGAAGTAGCAAGAGTTAAGAACTCAGTTAATACTAATCTATTGATTATGGATGAGGTATTTGATAGTTCACTAGATACTTTTGGTACTGATGATTTCCTTAAAATCATAAGATTTATAATTAAAGATGCGAATACCTTTGTAATATCACATAAGATTGATATGCAAGACAAGTTTGAAAATGTCTTGAAATTTGATAAAGTAAAAGGATTCTCTCAAATAGTGACATGAACACACCTAACTGGCAACACAATTCTGGTAAATTCCAGAAAAGAAAATTAAAACCACAAGCGTTACGTCAAGCAAAGAAAAGACGCAACCAGTTGATAAAGTGTCTACTTAACCGTCCCAAGGGGCGGTTTCGTCATTATAATAGATGTATAAGATAATTAAGCACATGACTGTAAGACACGAAGTAAAAGGACAACTCGCTAAGTTACTAGCAACAGAAGATCTCATAGTAGAGAGCAAGAAGGTTGAGACTGCATGTTTCAATGTGCACACTCGTGTTCTTACACTACCAATGTGGGATAAAGCAAGCAACAATGTATATGACGCACTTGTAGGTCATGAGGTTGGACACGCACTATTCACACCTGATAGTAACTGGTTTGAAGAGATAGACATACCGATGGGTATTGTGAATGTTGTAGAGGATGCTCGCATCGAAAAGATGATGAAGAGAAAGTATGCAGGATTATCAAAGACTTTCTACTCAGGTTATCATGAGTTAAGTGATTCGGACTTCTTCAAGATTGAAGGTAAGAACTTAAATACATTCAATTTTGCTGATCGTGTAAACCTATACTACAAGATTGGTAACTACAATGATATCCCTCTTAAGAATGATCGTGAGAAGGAATTACTTTCTATGGTTGGTGCTACAGAAACATTTGAAGATGTGCTTGATGTTTCTAAATTACTTCATGAGTATTGTAAGCAAGAGATAGAAGATATGAAGAAAGAGTTAGAGCAGAAGATGGAAGAAGAGGAGCAAGCACAAATGTTTGGTGGATCAGGTAGTGGACTTGGTGGTTCAAGTGATGAGAATTCTGATGAAGAAATAAATAACGATACACAATATCAGGTAGTAGATGCAGAAGAAGAAGACGATGAGTCCGACTTTGAAGATCAACCTTCATCAAATATTTCTATATCTCAGATCCCTGCAGCGGAGTTGGATGCAGCAATACAAAAGATTGAAGGAGGAGAAGGAGGAATAGAGATTAGTTCTGCAACTGAATTAGATAGATCAATACAAAATCTAAACAAATCTGATTCCGTCCAGAACGAATACTTTGAATTACCTCAAGTTAACACTGGTCATATCATTATAGATAATGCTCACATTCACAAGTGCATAGAAATTGAGTGGAGCGAACAGATTACAAATAAAAAAACACATCAGTATCTTGAGTCGGAATATGATCCTGCAGAATACGTTCTTGAATCTCTTAATGATGCAAAAAAAGACTTTAAAGATTTCAAGAAGTCTGCACAGAAAGAAGTCAACTATCTTGTAAAAGAGTTTGAGATGAAGAAGTCAGCATCTGCATATGCTCGTGCTGCTACATCAAGGACAGGAGTTCTTGATACAACTAAACTTCACACATACAAATATAATGAGGATCTATTTAAGAAAGTTACAGTTCTTCCAGATGGTAAGAATCATGGATTAGTATTCATACTTGATTGGTCTGGTTCTATGAACTCTGTGATGTTAGATACCGTCAAGCAACTTTACAATCTAATCTGGTTTTGTAGAAAGATCCAAGTACCATTTGAAGTCTATGCATTTACAAATTGTTATCCAAATCCAAATACTAAAACATCCTATGAGGTCAAGGAAGGTGTAGCACAAATAGATGGATCTTTCTCATTGATGAATCTTTTAACACATAAAGTAAACACAAAGACTCTTGAGTCTCAGATGGAGAACATATATCTGATTGCTAAAGCACTTGCCTGGCAGTATACAAACTACTACAATATTCCACTAGGAATGGGTCTATCAGGAACTCCCTTGAATGAGACATTGGTTTGTTTACATGAGATATTACCACAGTTCAAAAAAGATAATAAGGTAGAGAAAGTTCAATGTGTAATTCTTACTGATGGTGAAGCACATCCTCTACGTTTTCATCAAGAGTTCTCACACAGATGGGGTGAGGAGTGTGAAAAATACATGGGAACTTCTTACATAGGAGAGAACTGCATTCTTAGAGATAGAAAGACAGGTAATACATATGCATTTGATGATAATTCTTTCACCATGACCGATGTGTTACTACAAAATCTTAGAGATAAGTTCACCGATGTAAACTTTATCGGTTTCAGAATACTACCTCCAAGAGAAGCTTCATACTTTGCTAAGAGATATGTTGAATATGGTGATGAACTTGAAAAGATTATGAAAGTCTGGAGAAAGGAGAAATCATTTGCAATCAAGAAGTCTGGATATCACGTATACTTTGGACTCTCTTCTTCAGCACTTGATAGTGATGATACCTTTGAAGTCAAGGAGGATGCAACCAAGACAGACATCAAGAAAGCATTCTTCAAGAGTCTCAAGGGTAAGAAGATGAACAAGAAGATACTAAGTGAGTTTATAGAGTTTGTTGCTTGATAAATAGCTTTGAACATAGTATTAAGAAAATGACCAGATTTGGAGATCTTATAGGAGGTAAAGAAACTGTAGTTACTCCTATCACAACACCTCAACCAGTTGTTGAGGAGCCACCAAGACCAGAGGAAAAAATTGCTGATGAAATATCTACTGGTGGTATAACTAAGCAAGAGTTGATGAAGTTAAGTAAGATTCAACTAGAAGAGTTAGGTAGAGAGCATGGCATTGAACTCGATAGAAGATTAACTCATGCTAAATTAGTTGTTCAATTAAAAGCATTTATTGACTCCAAATCATAAACCAGTTAACAAAGTGTCCACTAGGAGGTGTTTCACCTCCTTTTTTTGTCTATAATAATTGTATAGATAAAACAATTACATCATGACTTTCAAACCTTTTGAGATTAAAATGACCGAACAGCAGGTTATCGACGGATTAAGAAGTAACTACGGTAACGAGTTTACTACTCCTGATATCAGAGCATTCTGTGCTATGAATGATATCGCATATTCAACAGTTACCAGAAAGATACAAAAGCACAAAGTATCTAAGGGTAAGTGGAATTTAGAAGTTACAACTGCAGCAGTTGAGAAGATTGAGAAATCATTCAGTGCTCCTGCAGGTGATCCAGTTGGCGAAAGAAACCTTGTTCCAGAGAAGGATGAGACTTTTGTTAAGTTTGGAAGTTTTGCAGATGTAAAGAAGATTATACAATCAAAGCAATTCTATCCTACATTCGTTACAGGACTATCAGGTAACGGTAAAACATTCTCTATAGAGCAAGCATGTGCTCAGTTAGGTAGAGAACTTATTCGTGTAAACATTACTATTGAAACAGATGAAGATGATCTTATTGGCGGTTTCCGTCTTGTTAATGGTGCCACAGTATGGCACAATGGCCCAGTCATTGAAGCCCTCGAACGAGGAGCAATATTGTTACTTGACGAAATCGACCTTGCCTCTAACAAAATTCTCTGCCTTCAGAGTGTCCTTGAGGGAAATGGAATATTCCTTAAGAAAATTGGCAGATTCGTTAGACCCGCAGCAGGATTCAACATATTCGCCACCGCAAATACAAAGGGTAAGGGTTCAGACGACGGACGCTTTATTGGAACTAACGTGCTCAACGAAGCCTTCCTTGAAAGATTCCCAGTTACCTTCGAGCAATCCTACCCCTCAGTAAAAACAGAGGAGAAGATTCTAAATCTCTTATGTGATGACAAAGAGTTTTGTAAGAGACTTGTTGATTGGGGTGACATTATCCGTAAGACATTCTATGATGGTGGTGTAGAAGAAATCATCAGTACACGCCGTCTAGTCCACATTGTAAAAGCATATTCAATCTGGAAGAACAAAGAAAAAGCAATTGAAGTATGTGTCAATCGTTTTGATGATGAAACTAAACAGGCATTCCTTGATCTGTATGATAAGGTAGATGCTGATGTAAACTTTGGAGGAGAGACACCTGATGAACCTATGGAAGAACTACAAGTCCCTTCTGTATAAAACATTTCCAGACTTAGAGTTTGAGTCCGAGTGGGCATCATGGGAAGGTAAAGGTACTAACTTAACTGCTAGAACCTATACCAACCCATACTTTATTAAGTCTAGAGAAGTAGATATATGGAGTGATAAATCATGTATCTACAATACTATAATCTATCCTAAGACAGGCAGTAATCTACCTTGCTTTGGTATGGATTTGATGGGATTTTTTGAGAAGAAAGTTATTATTGTATTTGACTTTCAACACCCAAAAGAAAAGTTTTTATTCTCTGTGCCTGGATTACCCAAGGCAGATCAAGAGTATAGATTTTTTGAAATGGGTAATCACTTCTCTGAAAATATCTTTGTTAGATATTGTACCTTTGCTGATGTTGATGAACATTTAGATATGTTTGAACAATACTTGACAAAGTACAAAGACATGATAGAATTAGAGAAACCGTCTGGAACTGATACCAGCGAATACAAAGACTTTGATGCTTACATGACCAAACTAGATCCAGTAGGAGGATATCTTGCAGGGAAGTTTGGTAAAGAACAAGCAGATAGTTTAGTTCACGATTTCTTATTTACTTATGGTTAACGCATGGAGTCTCGCTGGTTCAATTATGAATGGAACATTTGAAGAAGACTATCCTCTTATGGACAAAGAAAAGTACATCTATGAGTCACCTGATGGTGGCAAAACTGTTACTCGAAGAAAGCCTTTTAGTGACAAGAGAGAAGTAATTCAAGGAGACTACTTCGAGGAAATAACTTGGAGTGATGTTGAAGATAAAAGGGATAAAGACCTTGATTGGATTGCAAAGAGTGGTGGATTTGAGTGGACGCCAGGTTCACCATGGCCACCAGAGGTTCCTGATGAGGAAGCATGTAATGGTGAAGATTATACCGAAGCCTTTGATTATATGATGGGTCAGGAGCCATTAGGTTATGGGAACACTGCTGAAATATCGGAAGATATAGAACACTCAAAGTATTGGTATGATTACACTCGTAATGATCCTGATAGACCAAATCCTTTTGGTGCTGATTATCTTGCAGATGTAGACGATCAGAGAGCTCACCACTTTGGAAGCAATACAGTTCCACCATACATAACCAAAACATTTAAGTATGAGGAAGATGCAATTCTTAAACAAGCTGAGGATTATATCGCCAAAACGTACGAAATGCACTATACTAGTGATAAGGGTAACTATCAAACCCTAGATCTTATAGAAAGTATTGGAGATGCGGAAGCATTTTGCCGATCCAATGCAATCAAATATCTTTCAAGATTCGGCAAAAAAGATGGTAAGAATAGAAAAGACATTCTAAAAGCCATTCACTATTGTACACTCCTATATCATTTCTCTTTTAATGACGACAGCAACTAAACTACCAATGAAACTTTCAGATAGAACTATCAACCTACTCAAGAACTTTGCTTCTATCAATCAATCAATATTGTTCAAGCAAGGAAACTCACTTAGAACTATTTCTGTGATGAAAAACATTCTTGCGGAAGCAAATATAGATGAGAATTTCCCACAGGATTTTGGTGTTTATGATTTATCACAATTCCTAAATTCTCTAGGATTATTCCAAGAACCAGAACTCAATTTTACAGGCGATAGTTTTGTAAATATCAAAGAAGGAAAACAGAAATCAAAATATTTCTTTGCTGATCCTAGTGTCATAGTTTCTCCACCTGAGAAATCAATTACATTGCCTTCTGTAGACGTAGAGTTTACACTTAGAAGTTCTCAACTTGACAGATTACTCAAAGCTGCTGGTGTATATCATCTATCAGACTTATCTGTAGTTGGTGATGGTAAAGAAATTAAAATGGTTGTATCTGATCGTAAGAATGATACATCAAATGATTTTTCTATTGTTGTTGGTGAAACTGATAAAACATTCTCTATGAATTTCAAGGTAGAGAACATTAAGATTGTGCCTGGCACATATGAAGTTAAGATCTCTCGTAAACTTTTGTCACAATTTAAGTCTGCTGAGTATGACCTAACCTACTATATAGCCCTAGAACCTGATATCACATGGGAGGACTAATTTTGTTTTTTGCATCTAATCCATCTGTCTACACTTTGCCTGGCACATGGGAACCACAACCAGAAGTGTTGTTTGATCCTACATTTCTCCTAGCATCAGCCGCATTTGTATTTGTTACCGCAGCAGTTATATCCACAGTAGCTATTAAACGCAAACGGAAAGTTAATTAATGAATGAAAGAATTTGATTATGACCTCGATTACAAAGAGCTTGACTTTTCAATTAAAGAAAATCGCAAACTTTATCGTATTGGAAGGGGAGAACAGGGAGTATTATTGGTTCGCCCTTATACTAACATTATTTGTAATTATTGGAGATTCAAAACTCCTAAGATAGCAATTCAATCTGCAAACAAAATCTTCAGCCTTTACCTAGATTATAGGGATGCTGGAGATTTTATTGGTATGGATATGTGCCGTAAATTTCTAGAGATGGGATTTACCAGAGCAAGAAGGTATGCCAATCATAACTCAGGTAGAAAATATAAGAAGGGAACAAGAGAAATTCTCCCTCAAGAAGAAGATCACATGACAAGCAAGTATGCTGAGTCTGCCAGAATATTCAAACATGTCAGAGATATTGTTGCAAAATCTGAGGATTATGTTAGAATGAGGAAGGAATGGAGAGCATCTGAATGAACATCTTTGTAACTGACCCATCACCAACTCTATCTGCACGTTGCTTACCTGACAAACATATTGTCAAGATGCCCTTAGAAACATGTCAAATGTTATCTATTGTGTGTTCTGAGAAATGGGGTCATGGGTATGGCGAGCTACACCGTATCAATGGTGAACCATACAAAACAGAGAAGGGTGCATTTCGTAATCATCCCTGTACAATCTGGGCAAATGCTTGTCTAGAAAATACATGGTGGTTACTTGCACATGGTCTTGCTCTATGTAATGAATATTCTTGGCGCTATGGAAAGATTCATAGTTGTGAGAAAACATTAGAAGAAGCAACAACTATTATTCCTTCTGCACCTTACCCATACAAACCAAAATCATTTACTTTCGCAGGGCCAGATGAGTTTAAATATGACACAAGCATTGACACTTTTACTGCTTACAAACGTTATATATCGAGCAAACCTTGGGCTGCATCTAATTATCTTCGTGACCCATCCAAAAAACCAGATTGGTTATAACTTATGAAACACATATTATTTGATTTAAAACAATGTCTTATAACACCTCCATTGGATGATGAGGAATATGTTAGAGAGACTTTGGTAGAAGCAGCGAAGATTGGTAAGTTGGAAGTGTTAAAGGTTGATACTCATAAGTTTCAACCTCATGGTGTTACAGGTTATGCTCTTCTTGCAGAAAGTCATATAAGTATACACACATGGCCAGAGGATGATGTTGCTAGATGTGATTTATTTTCTTGCAATTCAGATACAGATTACAAATCTGTAATAAGATATATGCAGGATCGTTTTCATTCTATGGAAGTTAAAAGATGGGGATGTGATAGAGCAGATTGGTTATGACTGAATTAATTAAAAAAGACGACCCACAATATTTTGAGCAAACTGATTATGGGGATTATGATCGTCATCATTACAAAATAGTTTGCCCAACTAAAAGTTTTGTGGTAGAATCATGGGATGAGGTTCAAGAGTATTGGTGGAACAATTGTCGTTCACCTTTCTTTGAAGGAACTGTCATTGAAGTGATTGATAAACCAAAACCAAAGAAACAACCTAAAGGTTTTAAATAATGAAAGAATTTGATTATGAACTCGATTACAAGAGACTTGATTTTACAAATGAGGAAACTCGTAAACTTTATCGTATTGGAAGGGGCGAGCAAGGGGTTTTATTGGTTCGCCCTTATACTGACGATATATGTGCTCATTGGCGATTTAAAAATCCAGAGATTGCAGTAAAGTCTTCTAATAAGATATTCGCTATGTATCTTGATTATCGTGATGAAAAAGATTTCATCGGTATGGATATGTGTCGTAAATTTTTAGAGATGGGATTTACAAGATCAAGGAGATATGCCAATCATAGAGACGGTAAAAAGTATGATAAAGAAGGCAACGTAATACCCCAAGAACCAGATCATGCTACTTGTCATTTTGCTAAGTCCGCTAGAATATTTAAAAATGTTCGTGACATGGTTGCAAAAAATGAAATATACATTAACATGAGAAAAGAATGGAGATCCAATGAAAGTACCAACGCAAGCAGAGTTGACACACTTGCAGCTACAAGCAATGTTAAGAGATCATTCTATTCCAGAAGATCAAATGAAGTATCTCGGTGAAC